GTTGTGGTGGCATTTCCGGCAGCCGTACCCGCTGCTGTATGCGTGAATGTCACCCTTCGCAGTTTAGTTCTACTCCCTTCATAAACGCCATTAGAAACGCTCCCTATTGTCATATTACTATCAGCCATATTATACTCCTATTCTATTGTGTCTGTATTATTTCCTATATCGACTAATGCCGAACTTTCCTCCTGAACATACTTACCTTGAGAGTCTTTGAATATCGCATCGTCCATCGCTTCTTTTAAATCAACCTCAAGCAACTGAACTGCGTTTAAATCCTGATTCAAGTTGTAAATCAGTTCCTTTGCCATCTTTAAGTAGAGAACTTTTACGAACCAGTCAGGGAAAAGTGTAACATCGGTGATTGAAGTAACTATCTCTACATCAATCTCGTCCGATTCCAAATCAGTAAGAAGGTATTTCCCTTCTTGTTTCCAGTCTGTAAGCTCTGCTCCGTCCACGCATACGCTCACGACTTTTTCTGAGGTTGGTATCAGGTATCTATACCCGCGCTTTTCAGAAGTCCAGTATGCAGTACCCGTATCAGTAGCGTCAAAGTCGGCTTCAACATCAAATGTTGTCGTGGTCGAAATAGCCTCTACATCATAATCATCATCATACGCGGTATCGTCAAGAGTTACCATATCACCCACGACAAGAGTGTGTGTGGCCGTAACAGTAATCCAGTCATCGTCATTGACGCTTTGAGCAATAGCGGTGATGGTAAATTCTTCTCGGTCTATACCGTGATATGTGCGTGTCGCAAACTTCCATCCGTCTTTAGGGCCGGAAGTTAATAACTCATCTCTGCATTGGTCGTAGATTAAATTACACTTAACTTCCAAGGCATCTGTGCCGTCTATATCGTCTATCTGTTCGTGCCCCATCCTCTGGAGTGCGAGATTACAAATAGCGGTCTCTGTAGCGGCCATTAGCTTCTCCTTTTAGGCTTTTTGCCTGTCTTTAAAGATTGACCTGTTTTGGATTGGGCTATTCTTGCAGACTTACCTTTAGAATAACCTTTCTTTCGTAACTTAGTATAAACTCGGTGGACTTTAGTTCCCTTGGGCATAATTAATCCTTTGGCGTGTGTTCATACCAATTCAGTTCAATAGTATGATAGTTGTCGTCGTCACTTAGGCTTTCAGCTATAAAAGCATACTGTTGATTAGGCTCTAAAACCCATTCTGCACCACCCCTAAAAAGACCTCCGATACCACCGCTGAAAGGCTGTGCGCCAGCAGCACCAACAACAACAGAATCTAATGTTGTAGTAGTTGTGATATTGGCATTAGCGGCCTGTGCTTCATTGAAAGATGTAGCCGAGCCTGAAACCGGCGAAGCCTGTATAGTGCTTACGCCAGATGTTTTTGTGCTGCGCCTGTTCCGGTTATATATAGTTAAAGTTGTTCCTTCGTCATTATCTATTGAGGGGTTTTCTACGATACTTAACCTTGCAATAGAAGTGACTGAGCCTGTAGCGAGAATATGTATTTCTTTGTCTGAGTTAGGCGTATTAAATGCTATTACTGATTGTTCGTTGGTATTGGTACAAGCGTTTTCATAATGGCAATGGAAAAAACTTCCTGCGTGTATTTCGTGATGCTCATAGGTTATCGTCTGAAGCGTATGCGTAGAGGCATCCATGCGAAGGTCATTAAACTTACTATCGCTCCAATACGCCTGTAACTGGTAATCTATCGGTACGCCCATTATTTATCTATGAAATAACCGATTATAGTACACTCAAAAGCGCCGGAATTTGCAACCAAGTCGACACCAATAGCCTGATTATCACCAAGAATTACAGAACCCTTAAAATCATAATCAATGGCAAACTGGTCTGTTGCTAATTCATTACTATGAAGTGTGATTATAATATCGCCCTGGGTATTTCCGGTTTCATCTGCGTGAGCCGTAGCATCTGCTACAGTAGGTGATGCCTTGTTTAGACATACTCCAGTTACGGCAGTACCAGCAGAAGTGTAATCGGCGGTTATTAAATGAACGTCAACTGCCGTGGCAACGTCAGACCATACATACAGTTTTTCAATTACCAGATACTTTGTGTTGGAGTCGTTCCTTACAGCCAGAGCAGTATCGGCAGCGTCAATATCTGCCGACACCGCGTTCCACGCAAAAGCCTCGCTTCCATTTAATGACGCTTCATGTATAGCAGATACACAAACAGCTCTCGTCAAAAGCTGTTTGTCGTCATTAACATCCGCTATGACGTTAGTTGTTCCTGTTACTTGCATTATACATCTCCATCATTAACTGTTTCTTGAAATACCTCCTGCTGTCGGAGGTTTATCTTTTTTAACTCGATTAAAATACTATACAACAACTCTTGAGTAGTCATATCAGCTATTAAGAGCGTTTCTTCCCCGCCGACAGTCTCGGAACCCTTAACTACCGTGGCCGTACTGGACGATGTGCCCTGTACGGGCTGAAAAAATTCAATGCTTTCTATTTCTGCCATTTATTTCTCTGGTTGATTAATATTTTGGAGTCCTGGCAGAGAATTAACCTGATTCTGTTGTGCCTGCTTAATAGCTGTTCTTAACTTTTGTAGTTCGGTAGCTTGTTTGATTATTGCTATCTCCACGGCCTGTCTTTTGGCAAAAATTTCAAGTTGCCTATACTCTGCCATCGCATTACGTTCGTCATGGGTAGATACTACCCACCAAATAACACCCGCCAAAACAACTGTTGCTGTCAACATAATTAATTCAATTTTCCACTTTTTCATTTTATTCTCCTGTTAAGATTTAAAAAATATGGGGTGACACATCGCCACCCCATAAGATATTAGTCAGGCGTAACTGCCGCCCTATGAGTGCTATCATTCTGTACCGACTCACCAATCCAACCAGTAGCGGTATGACAAGTGAAAAGAATCATATCTGTGTCGGTTGCAAGGTATTCAGCACTTCCGTCTGAATCAACATTATTAATAGTATCATTTGTTGCGGCTGGTGTTCTAATTTCAAAGTTAGAACCAGCATTACAAAGAATAACAACCTGTCGCCCAATAATAGAATCAGGCAACACAATCCAGTCGTTAGCATCAGCATTAACGCCAGTAACATTAAAAACTCTAACATCTTCATCGCATGTAGAACCAGCACCAGAATCGCTATTAGCAGTTAATGTTTCACCAACACCACACTGATAACCCAAAGTAGCTCGCAAGGTTTCATCTATAACAACCTTACCAGAATCAACATGCAAGGCTTCGTTGTTCGTAGACTCTATTTCCATCGCATAGGTACTGCTTTGTGCCGCACCGCTGTCGAGGATTCTAAGCCCGAACCCTTCTGCCGAAGCAATAGGCTGGCCTGAATTGTCTATTAACAACATTGTGGCTCCAGCGTGAGCATGAGTGGTATCATTCCTTAAATGAACCATACCAATATTGTCTGCGCCTTGCCATCCAGCAGCATCGCCATCAATTTCAAGTGCAGCTACTGTTGAATTAGTGAATGGTTCAAATGTCGCACATTGAGAATCCGCTTCATTGGCATCAATATACAAACCGTTGCCAGAACCAGAATGATCTATAGTCATCGTGTCTGTATTTCCAGTGGTATCTATACCTGTAATATCAAATAAAGTTCCAGCACTATCAGCCCCAGATATTGTAACTTGGTTATTACATTGTAGGGCAGGAGTAGTATTGGTCGTTTCAATCTCAACTGCATACGCATCAGTTCGTGCTGTACCCGACGAAACAAATCTTGCCAAGTGGCCTTCAGACGCGGCAATAGGTTGACCTGTCTGGATAACCTGCAATAAACTTGCCCCAGTATGAACAACAGGGTCATCAGTACTTATATGTAACATGCCGACATTATCAGCACCGTCCCAGTTAGATGTAGACCCGTCGATAACAGTCACTGATGTGGTTTGAGACGCAGCCGCTACAGTTGTTAATGCTACGCTATCAGCATCATCACAAGTGATTTTAAGTGCCGAACCAGTTCCCTCGCCATTAATGGTAACTGTATCGGTGTTTCCAGTAGCATCATTGCCTGTAATATCAAGCAGAGTTCCAGCGCTATCCGCGCCCGCAATAGTCATTTGGTTGTTAAGATACAAACAAGGCGTTGTATTGGTTGTCTCAATTTCCACAGCATAAGCATCTGTACGCGCTGTACCAGTATCTACAAATCGAGCCAAGAATCCTTCTGCTGAGGCAATAGGCTGTCCTGAACTTGTAACATAAAGCATAGATGCCCCCGTATGAACATTCGGCGTGTCTTGAGTCAAATGCAACATACCAACGTTATCTGCACCATCCCAGTTACTCGTAGCACCATCAATAACCGCCACAGAGGTCGTCTGTGAAGCAGCGGCAATGGTTTTTAGTGCTACACTGTCAGCATCGTCACAAGTAATCTGAAGCGCATCACCAGTTCCTTCGCCGTTAATAGTAACTGTGTCAGTATTGCCGGTAGCATCGTTGCCTGTAATCGCAAGAAGAGTTCCAGCACTATCGGCACCAGTTATTGTCATTAAGTTATTGAGCATTAATGTAGGCTGTGTATTGGTGGTTTCAATTTCTACGGCATGAGCATTGGTTCTTGCTGTACCTGTAGATACAAAACGTGCCAAGAAACCTTCGCCAGAGGTTATGGGTTGACCTGTGGCGTGAACAACCTGTAAAAGACTCGCACCAGCGTGAGCCAAAGCAGCATCAGAATTAATATGAAGCAATCCAACATTATCTGCGCCAGACCAGTTATTAGTAGCAGCATCTAATATTACATTAGAAACAGTAGATGATGCAACCGCTGTTACAGACATTGCTCTCGAATCAGTTTCTTGTGGTGAAATCTGAATACCATCACCTGAACCAGAATGTGTTACGGTAATGGTGTCACTATTGCCGGTCGTGTCAATACCTGTTACCTGTACCAAAGAAGCACCAGGGTTGTCCTGACCAGAAATTGCAACTATACCATTAGAAGCCAAGGCGGGTTGTGTAGCAGGTACTTCAATTTCCACTGCGTAAGCGTTTGTCCGAGCTGTGCCAGTAGCCACGAAACGCGCCAGAAAGCCTTCGGCAGCCGTGATGGGTTGGCTTGAATCGTCGACAAGAAGTAAGGTTGCGCCTGCATGAATACCAGGGTCATCGTTTCTTAAATGAACCATTCCTACATTATCTGCGCCATCCCAACCATGTGCATCACCATCAACCTCTAAACAAGCAACAGTGGAATTGGTGTGTGGCTCAAGAGTCATGCATTGAGAATCTGCTTCATTAGAATCAATATACAACCCGTTGCCGGAGCCAGAATGGTCTATTGACATTGTATCGGTATTCCCAGTTGTGTCTATGCCCGTCACTTGCACTAAAACCGCACCAGGATTGTCTTGACCAGATACGGCGACTATACCATTAGAAGCTAAGGCAGGTTGCGTAGCAGGTACTTCAATCTCTACGGCATAAGCATTTGTCCGAGCTGTGCCAGTAGACACGAAACGCGCCAGAAAGCCTTCGGCAGCCGTGATGGGTTGACCTGAATTATGCACAGCTATTGCACTTGCCCCTGCGTGGATAAAAGGGTCGTCAATAGATAAATGCAACATACCAATATTATCAGCGCCATCCCAGTTAGACGTTGCTGCATCATACACGCCCATCGAAGTTGTTTGGGAAGCAGCACCTATAAGACGCATATTAACACCAGTTGCCTCAGTGGTTGTAATCTGAATGCCGTCGCCTGAACCAGCCTGAGAAATAGTAACACCATCATTGTTGTTTGTAGTTTCCTGTTGGTTAATCGCTAAAACGACATTATTGTCGCCATCGCTTGTAGTCAATGTCACAGCATTACCATCAACGTCAATGGTCGCACCAGCATCATAAGCCTCGTCAAGTGTAGATGAGGTAGATGCCGCTATCGTTACCCATGTCGATGCGTTCCGATAGTATAAGCCGTCTGTGTCGGAATCATAATAGATAGTGCCTTCATTAGTTTGGTCGGGTTCGGCATCGGGATTACAATATAGGAAATTGTTTGCTGTGGTGCCATCTATTCTGTCTTCGACTTCCTGACACCAGTCGTAAAATTTATCTTTCGGCTTGCCTGTAAGAACATAGGCGTGTTTGTAGGTGCTTCTGTCGTCAATACTAGTAGTAAACGCTCCCATAACTTTTAAACACGGCACGGCACAAACAAGCACAAAGATTAGGAATATTAAAATTTTCTTCATTGTTTGTTTCCTTTCTTTAAAATATTTACGATACCCAATAGGCTCGTAATTCTAATATGATTACATTTTACTTTGGGGTCACACCATATATCAAACCCCGCTTCTCTGGCTTTATCACAGAAATAAATATCCTCGCCCTTTTCGACATCACCGGGCACGAAAATATTCTTCCAGTAAGGCCATTCAAGTTTTTGCAGGACTTCAAATTTAATTAAAGTTACCCCGAATCCACCGGCTTTGATTTTAAAGAGATTTCTTGGCAGTTCCTCAATCGGTATCCCGTCGAAGCATTCCTCTCTGGAAACACTCCACTTTATCGACCCGTTTTGAGAAATAGGATAGACTCCCATAACAATATCTTTGTCATGCCTAATCAATCTTTCTAGGGTGTTTTTCCTCGGCAAAATGTCAGCGTCCAGAAATAATATATGGGTAGGGGTTGGAATACGATATTTAGCATACTGAGCAACCTTGTCTCTCCCTAATGTAGGGAAAGGGGTTGAAGCATAGTAAACTTCCACGTTTTCCTCTAAATCCCAAATAGCAAGTGTTCCCGCTATTCGCGCATCAATTTTATAATCAGCACCAAGCGGCACTCCGACCAGAATCGGCCTTCCCATATACATTTCTTTCTCCTGTTAAATATTAGAAGTAGTTACCTGAGTATCGAAACTTGATTGTGGCCCGTGATCTAACCAGGCATCAATAGTGCCAGCAGTGGTGGCCCCATCGGTAACAATACCAAGACTTAGGTAGCGCCTGTCGTCAACATTAACCGGAAGCGGACATCTGAATATCCATGCGCCTGCCGTCAAGTCAGTAATAGCCCTTGCGCCAGATGATAAAACGGTGGCACTACTACTGTCATGCCCCGCTTCGGCTGTGTCGGCATAGAGATTAAATGTAGCGTTAGTTCCACCGGCATAAGCGGTAGTACCAACCCTTACATTCAGCCAGACAGGTGTTCCCTGCCCCATTTCCAAATCAGAATTTATCCAGTCAATCGTCTTGACGGTAGCACCAACATAATCCGTGGTAGTCGAGGCAACCAAAGTGGCATCGTCAAACAATTCAAATTTAGCATCATAAATTGCCATAAATTACTCCTTTACGAAAGTACCGGCTCGACATCAGTGATTGCATCGCAACGACGTATCGGCATGTCGAGGAAGTACAGTTGAGGTTTACCAAACGGATTATTCTCAGTCCAATGGACGTTGGTTTTGTCCTTGGCAAGAATCTGTAGCTGGGTAAACGTGGTTTCATTACAGTACATATAGATCGTGTCGTTGCTCTTGAAGTTGTTGCGAATCTGAATGATGTAATCTTCGTCAAGAGTGTTCGTTGCAGTGTAATCGGGATCTATATTGCAGAGTCTTTTAACACAACGCTGGTCTTCAACACACAGACCGACATCCCAACTGAACTCGGTAATATACGCCCATAAAGAATTGGTCGGGTTGGGAGAAGTTGCGGTTGTCGAAGCAACAGAATTGTCACCAGATGTAAGGGTAAGTCCCTTATCTTCCTTCTTTAATCCACCACCGTCTGTATTACGAGGATGGATTAAATAGACTTTGCCCGGCCCCCACTGGATGAACCAGATTGAAGTATTAGTGTCATCGTCAGTAGTATGCCCGTTGCTAATTACATAGTTAGTGTCTGTAGAAGCAAGAGAACTGTACCGATACTGGAATCCGGCAAATTCCTCTGGGGGATTAGTTGTTGGACTAAGATCACCTCCGCTATAGTTGCCAACTAAAGTATTGGCAAGTTCCTGCCCCATCGACTCAATATAAGCGCGCTCCTGCTGCATACGATACTTGGCGGGATTGGGCTGGAGCCTCATTACATCTTCAGGACAAAGATAACGGGCTTTTAACATACCCATTTCCTCTCTTGCCTGATTCAGTAATCCAGTAGTTGCGTTCCATCCGTTACCAACCTTAACCCAGTTTACGGCGGGCAGGCGGGTACGTCTGGCGACAACGTGAGATGTAATATCATTCGCGCGCTGAACAATAGCGTCCTGAATAATATCATTGGTTTCATTTAAGACTTCTGCTACATTGATAATCTCATTATCATGTGTCATTCTTGCGGCGAGAAGTAGATTTTCTCTGTCGTCAAGATTACTATTCGTAACAGCCATAGTTAATCTCCTATCAAAAAATTAAATTGTCATTACATTGGTCGTAGGAGTTGTCTGTTCTTGTCAGGCTGCTACTCGCGTTCACACTCGCTCAGTGATATTTTTTCAGGCCACTAAGGTTGTCTGAGATTTTGATACCTCGTTTTGCCCTTGCGGAACTTGGTATCCGTATCTTTCCCCCATTTCTATAATGTCTTGGGCTAATTGTCTGTTACAATTAAACAGGTCAGCCCAAGTAAAATCTGAAAAATCTTTATCCCAACAAACGAGCGATTTTTCTCTTTTGTTGGTTCGTTCTACTTCAGGCAATGGTTCATAGGCATGGTTAATGCGCTCAAGAAATTCCGGCCATACCTCCCTGATTTTTTCAAGTTGATACCGCCATACACAAAATTCCTCAAGTATCTCATTCCACTTGAGCCAATATTGCATACACCCCAAAAGCCCCCTACCGTGAACCTCAACAACATGGTTCATAAAACCCCATGATTGATGGTCGAACATAGACGAAATCTGTTTTAACGGATGGCGCACTTGATGAAAACAGTTTTTAGGCTTAATTATTGCCAGATGATAACCGACAGAACCATCTTCGTCTGTTGCTTCGTGCCCT